ATTTTGGTCCGATGAAATACTTATTGCTTCGTTGATGATATCATCAATCGCAGCCTGAACTTCTGGCTGTTGTAACATAGTTCTGTATTTCAGAATAAGTTCAGCTTCAGATTTTGCTGCGTTTTCTAAGTCTATAACACTACTAATTGCTCCACCACCGCTAGGTGTGGAGACAACAGACATTGAATTTGCACCCTGATCTTCGTCTGAAGATACAAAGGATTTAATTTCTGTGTTAGATGTTTCATCGGATTTTCTTTTAATTTCAAATCCGAATAATTCGATTGCCATTACATAACCCTTCTAGAAAATTGAGTCAAGGAGTTTCCCCCTTGACTCTATTTATATATTTTCTATTAGGCCTGAGTTCCACCAGTACCAGTTGAACCACCAGAAACAACCCAATAGTCGTAAGCGAATGTTACTTCAAACTCTTCGATTGTGTCGTTTGTGTCCCAAGCTAGATCGATAGTACCAATCGTAATTGGGAAGAAGTTCTTGAATGAATATCTTCTTAGAACTTCACCTGTTTTTGCGAATTGAGTGATGATCGCATCAACGCCTTTGTAAGCTTGTGCGCCAGCAGCACCACTTCTGATGTTGCCTACGTGCGAGTTGATACCCGCTGACCACTCTTCAATTGCGTTACGAATTTCGAACCCTTCGTCGTTCATTACAGTCACAGACCAATCTTCGAATGTTCTGTCACCTGCAACTTTGATTTTACGTCCAAAATATGGAACTTCTACAACCCCAACGGTAGATGCTGGGATTGATGTTGCTTTGATCATGAATGGCGCAAGTGCGTCTCCTGCTCCGTTAATCGGGTTTGTTAGATTAACTTCAAAGAGCGTAGGGCGTGCGCCGCCCTTTGCCATTTGTGTTTTGATATCGTTTACTGAAAAAGCCATTTTTTAACTCCTGTTATCCTCTGTCTTATACCGAACCAACGATTTCATCAAACTCGACACCAGTTCTAACAGCAACAAAGTTAAGTTGGATGAAGTTGATAGCACGTGCAGGTTTGATAAAGATATCACCAATGAATTGGTTGCTATCGATAACTTGTGCAGTGTTATTTGTTTCATCGCAAACAACTCTGAAGTCGTAGATACCGCGACGACCTTGAACTTCTCTTAGGAATGGTTCAACAATGTTTACAAATTGTGCTCTTGTGAAACTATCGTTGAATTCGAACAACGTAGATTTTGATGCTCTTGCGATAGCCTTTTCTAGAACGATGAATAGGCGACGAACGTTAATTCTGTCAAACGCTGATGGTCTTGATAGAAGTGTTTTGTCACCGAATAGTACAGTACCTTGACCAGATTGTGTAACAACTGGGTTGATACCTACTGGATAGATAGCGTCTCTCTCTGCTTTGCTTGGATTCCAAGCAAGTTTTACAACATTTTTGACGTTACCACGGTTGTAACCAGCTGGTGAGAACCAAGGATCACGCTGTTGATCTGTTCTTGCACATAGACCAGCAATATCACCGTTTAGTGGAACCCAACGATATGTGTCGTTGTATTTGTCATACTGATACTTGTAACCAGAGTCCATAACAGCATAAGAAGAACTTGATAGTTCATCTCTGAACGCTTTGATTGTCGCAACAGATGTGTCATCTAGACTTGGTGAAACAAATGAGATACAGTCTTTTCTGATTTCTGCGATGTTAGAAGTGATATATTCTGCCTTAACAGCATCTGATTTACCAGTAATAATTAGTGATACATCATACTGATCAGCATCTTTGAATACATCATAACCAAGTAGATATGTTGCCAAAGATAAACTACCTTCTGCTGTGTCAGCAGTACCACCAACAAGTGTTTCGTAAAGAATAGATGTTGGTAGTGTATCGCCAGTAGCATTCAACCATTTTGAAACGTTGTTGATCGCATCTACCCAATAGTTTGTTGTACCGTCAGCATTTTTTGCACCAGCAATGGTAGAAATGTTTTCGTATGCTTCTAGTAGAGTTCCAGCAGTACCTGTGATTTCACCGTCAACATCAACAGCAACGATGTGAATATGATCTACGTCTGGTGCAGTACCGATGAACTTAGAAGCAGCTGACTTAACAGTTACTGAGATTGCAGTGTTTGCGTCACCAACGTCTTCTGCGCCTGTAAATTTGTTTGCGAATGTGATATCTGAACCAGAAATATCAGAAATTTCTAATTCATATCCATCTACAACCAGAATGTCGCCTTCTGCAATTGAACGATAAACGTTAACAGATGTGTTACCATCGAATGAAGCGGTTGTTCTAGAAGTAGAAATATCGATGAATAGGTCTTGTAGAGTTCCTTCCGATTCAAACTCATGATCGCCAGCAGGAACTGTGATGATTTGAATAGAGTTACCTAGAGTACCTGGATACTTCGCTTCGATGTGCGTGTTTGTAGTTGCTGTCGCCGTTACACCATCACCCACACGAACAACATATAGAGAGTTACTATATGATAGAAAGTTTGCAGCGCTGAAAAACGATTCGTAGTTGTCATCCGTCGGGGCTCCAAAAGTTTGTGTTAGTTGATCTTCTGAACTGATTAACGTTGGTTCATTCATCGGACCCCAAGTGAATGGGCCGGCAAACGCACCTGTGCTTGTGGAAACAGCAGGAATAACCGTTGTTAGGTCAATTTCAGAGACATTTACACCTGGACTTAATTGAAATGCCATTTCATTTCTCCTTATTTTGTTACATTTTTATTATAATTAGACCACGTTGTATCTTCAAATTCTGATAATATTTATAATTTTTTGTTTTTCATCTACTATAGAAAGAATCATCTTCGTGATCATATAATTCTTCCATATTAAATCCAAA